TTGTTCGATTACCAGTGTAGTTACACGATAACCTAGTGCAATAAGCATAGCTAAAATGCAAAACAAAGTAACCTTGACAAACAGATCAGAATATTTACGCATAGATATTGTCTCCACGTTTAGTTTGGCGTTGTTGTGAAAAGTCTTTCTTTTTACGTTTCTTATTGCGACTCTGATACTCTTCATATCCAGCGTCATCAAATTGTTTCTTCTTTCCCTTGCGATTCTGAAGGTAAGAGCTTTGCATTTTAGTTCCTTAGTTAGATAGTTGTTTCAATTTCGGGAGTATCGCACTCAGCAAGTATACCCTGTGCTGATTCAAAATCAACAGCTTTTGCTAAATATTCTACATCCTCGGTAAGATAGTTAATCTTGACTACATCATACAATGATTTAATGCATGTGTTACGAATAATTACAGTTTCTTGAATCATAGGATACTCCCTTAAAATTAACGACCGTTTAGACGAGCTACATTAGCTTCTGCTTCAACCTTTAGACGATGCAAACAAACATCCGTGTATTGAACTGAATCAAAAGTTTTCCAGTAGCCATTGTTCCATTTTACAGTATAACGCATTATTTGAACCTTTCTTTATAAGCTTGTTCGATTTCGAGCCTTAACAGTGTTTCTGCAATTAAGGCTTGACCATGAAGTGCTTTGTACACATCATCAATTTGAACACCTGCAGCATTAGCTTCATGAAGTAACTTCTGCAAGTCCCACTCAAATTTTTCAGCGTTCATTAGGCAGCTTCAGGAGGTGCTGGTGGCACATCAGATTTAGACGTATCGTTAGCAGCTTGTTGTGCAGCTAATAGACGGGCAGCTTCTTGTGCTACAGCTTGTTGCTGACGCATGCGCTCAAGATATGAAACTACGTTCGTATCATAAACAACTTCTACGAATTGCTTAGTTACAGATAGTTGTGCATATACAACAGCAACATCCAATGAGTTCAATGCTGTGCTAACGATTTGATCTAAAGCTTGTTTAAATTCTTGTTCAGTGATTTGTGTCATAATATTCTCTTTCATGGTTAAAAATAAACTCTTTCTCTTGTGAATATCGCAATGCAGCGATAACCTCTTTTTCATCGTTCTCCGATACAAACTCTATGTTGGATTCCGAGAATGATGAGTATACATCAATTTTCTGTTGTTGTAAACCTTTTCTTGATTTATTTTTCAAGTTGTTCCAGCCTCCATTCAGCAAACTCTAACTCTTCGATTCTACCCTTCAATTTAAAGATAGTATTTTCTGCATCTTCTAGCTCTTCTTCGCACGAGCGTAATAACTCTTTGTATTTATCAGTTTCCCACAGCTGAGAGATAAATGCAGTGCTATTGTTAGCTTCTGCATCTTCCGTTCTGCCATACAGATCAGCAACCACAGAGGCCCCAGCTAAGTAGGCGTCTACTTCTAGTTCCTTTAAACTCTTCATGTCTTACTCTTTTTGTCTAATGATCTTAGCAATAGGCTTTAAACTTTCGACAACTGAATAGTTTTCACGAAACACTTCCACCTTACCTTCTCTGTACATAGTTTCGACTGCGATCAGTACGAATAAAGCCTTAAGATATTCTTGTAGGATTACCTCATCGACTTCGACAATACCTTCACCTAATGCTAATACAAAACACAGTAGTGACAGATGATACAGGTCTTTGAAAGCCCTGTTATTAGGTAGATCAAACTGCTCAAAGTTATTTGTGTAGACATTATTCATTGTACATGCTAACTCTAAAACCTCTACATCGTCTAGCTTCTCGAAGAATTCCCCAGCTGGTAGATAACCACCATACTTGATATCTTTTGCAGCACGAACAATATATGTAGGTAAATCCTTAGCTTCTACGATTTTATGTAACTGTACCATACTACCTGTTGGTTCATATCGGCTAATATCGTGTTGAATCATAGTAACGCATCCTCTATATCTGAAATATCGGGTGCTGTAGTTGTGTGACGTTTCTGATCTAGTAACACTTGACTCTCAGCTGTACGAACACCATTGTCCATCGGAAAAGGCCAAATAGCCTTATTGTTCGGTAGCAATTTTGGACTTTGCTTCTGCTCTTGCATCAATAGCTCCTTTAAGAATTACTCGCATTGTTTCGTCAAGCTTTATTGACATTCCAACAGCATTATACGACATTTTTGGTGCTTGTCCTTCGAATGTAATCAAACGAGGCTTAAAAGTTTTTACACTGAGTGTACCAATACCTGAAAGTTTTACACTATCGCCACCAGCTAAGATGATTTGCATATGTTCAATCAAATGCGCCATAATATCTTCTACTTCATACTTGTGATACTTAGTAGTATTAGCCACAATATTTATTAACTGTTTTGTTCTTACAACTGCCATTTAACTACCTTTAGATATTTAGGAAATAAGAAACATTTAAACGTACCATTAAGAGTAGAACAAATAGCTTCGTCTAATCCTGTAATGCCTAAAAATTTAAATTGCTCTTCTAAATTATCAGAAAAACTAAAGATATCCGCATAAGCTAAATTAGCTAATGGTTGTGGAAAATCAGAAGGCTTCCAATCTTTCAGATCGATTTCATTCAACATATTATCCTCTCTTTACATTGTTAGGAATTAACTGACGGAATTGAATCCAGCCACGTAGATTACCACTGTATGGCATTTCATTTGCATCAACATGCGTAACACCTTCAACATCGAAGTATTCGTCACTGAACATCTTATACTCAGTAGGTGTAGCGATATGCTCGACAGGTGATGCATGTACTGGTACTGAGTTAATCAATCGATCAAATACCATAGAAGCTTTCTCTAAGCTACCATCGTTTTTACGATAACTAACCTGAGCACAACAGCTGGCGCTAATCATACGGGCCTCTTCCTCAGAGATATATTTATCGTTTTCATCGAGATAATGCAAAAGCTTAGTACGAGGATCACGATATGTTTCTACATATGGTACGTGCCACTCACCACAAGATAAAGTATTTGGAATATTTGCTGTATATTCAATACACATTGCAGCTGCAAGTAATGCAATCTCAGGTTGTGCATCTTCATGATCACGTAACCAGAACCAGTTATTATAATCGGTGGCAGTGACAATTGTTTTCATTAACTGGAAGGGTTCCAATACACGGTTTACAATCTGCTTATGTAAGCCTACACCTTTAAGAGCCTTGGCATATACTACTGCACTATCACGAGCAGATAGCCATACCTTCTTTGCACGTTCAATATCAGATACTTCAGCCTTAGCTTGCATACCTGCTTGATTAGCACCCCAATGAACAGGCATAGCTGGTGTAGTCTCAACCAGTTCAATAACCTTATCGATTGGAATAGCACGAGAACTGGCAGCATTACGGCTGAATACTCGGTGTGTCATTAGCTCACCATGAATAAAGCGAGGGTACACTAGTTCGAATGTAGTGATACGAGTTTCATGGGTTTCGTTATAACTATCTGCAATAATTTTTGCTGATATCATTTATTATCCTTATGTTGATTAACTAAATTAGAGATAGCGTTTGCTAATCTTCTATCCCTAGATGAACCTAAATTACCATTCAAGGTTAACACTATACTACGTAAAACCTTGATAGCAATATCATGGTAATCAAGCGGTTTGAACTTCGCCATACTTGACCAATGTAACAGAACCGCCTTTAGCTTTAACAGCGTCTGCAAAGCCTTGTAGCATGCCTAGAATACGTTCTTTACTACCACCTGCTAGTCCCATACCAATGTATGGAAAACCGAAGTCTCTATGCCCATGTTCTTTAAGTAACTTATCTAGAACTTTCTGGAATGCTTCATACTCAAAGTAATCGCCCTTACCATCATAACCTTTTGCAAAGTCATACTGAGTGTAAGCGTTTACGATTGTAATTGGACCATACATAATGCTATATGTACCAAGTTTAGCACGATCTCCGTAATAAGTCAAGCAATCTGCCGCATAAGCTGCAGGAAATTGTTCTTTAATTTGCTTGGCAATACCTTTGCCCATAGTACAATAGCAGTTGCAGCCGTGTACGATATAGTTGAAATGCCCTTCACGAGCTAATTCAATTAAATCTCCTGTCATATGTTTCATTTATTCTCCTTTATACCAAACAATCTTCTAAGAATACTCGGCGCATCTGGTCATTAAAACTCAACCATTGTTCTTTTGTAAACATGCGTAAAATCTCAAATGGTGCATTATGCCACATTGACGGTAAAAGCTTTGTAATATCGTTCGGATTTTTATACATTACTTCAACATTCTTAGCAGTCATACGCATAAGCTTTTTCTTACCAACATAGTATGGTGTCTTAAGCTTACACGGTGCTAACTTGGTTTTATCATCTGCACGATACACCATAAAACCTTCGCCACGGTCTTCATCGGCTAAACTAATAGCCTCTTGTAGTGTCATAGTACCTACAGGATTATGAGGATGGAAATTACCATTACTTTTCTCACGCATACCTAGTAGATGCAGCCCATAACGTTCTTCAACAATGTGTGGGTCTTGTGGCACTACTACTTCAAATAACGTACTTGCATCTTTATCAATGATGATATCGTACAATCCGTAATCTAAAATAATCAACTCTCTAGCCCACTGAGCATATTCAGAAGTAGTTGAGCCAGTAGTAGACACAACTAATTCTCCGTTATGTAAGGTAGCACAAGCCATATAACCATTGATTTTCTTGTAGACTTCAACTTGCGTATCTAAGCTTGCAGCAGCCCACCATACGTCATGTTCTTTATAGTTGAATGACTTGCGTGGTGCAGCTTGTACTAATTCCTTTGTATTGGAATCATACACATGCCCACGGCATTCCATCAAGTCATATTCATTGAACCACAGATATTCGTACATGGCTCGGCGGTGATATTTAAACGTAGTAAATTTACCGTCATTCTTCATGACAGCTAAACCACGGTTAACTAACAGCATTTGTTGGTCAAAGCTTAACATTAAATCGGTCCTTCATTTGTTTAATTTTTTCTTCTGGTACGCCGTGGATGTTAATACCATCATGACGGTTTTCAACTATAACGCTAATGAAATGAGCGTCCAATTGTTTAGCCATTTCTTCATACACTTTTACTTCTTTTTCAGTTGTAGACGTATTTGACACAGCTATAGACATACGAGCCTTTAAACAGAAATAAGCATTCTCTTGGCACTTCGTATGGGCAGTTTTTAGTTGACTAGCATCAAACCGATAATCACCTTCTTTATAAAAGTAATCATCAGCTTCAAATACTCGTTCTACAACTCCAGCTTCCCATAGTCGTTGTGCAAACGTACTCTTACCTGCGCCACTTACGCCACGGATAAGATATAAGATAGGTTTAAGCATTTAGTTTCTCCAGTTCAGCTTCAAGTTGTTTACGTTTAGCTTGCTTTAGGTATTCTGCAGCTTCTGCCTTAGTCGAAGTATACCATTCGTTTAGCACTTCTAAACCATTCTCAAGTTCATCAGGCTTAAAATACCATGTTGAATTCAAACTATCGTAGAAGTAACACGGTATATCTTTCATAGCTGCATATAAGCGTTCACTTGCAAGGTTATATAAAGCATCATTAAACATTGACATGTTGTTGACATATATACAAACTACACCACTTTCATATGCACGACTATCTGGAAAGTTAGTGGGGCGGTTAGTCCACCATGTAATATCCCATGCAAAGTATACATCTTTATAACGACATGCAAGATTACAATATACCTCGCCAGTGTATTCTCTATTGATAATTTCATCAGAGAATAATGGCAGAAGTTTAGCGAATGCTGTAACTTTTTCGTACTTCATATGCAACTTGTACAGACGGTCTTCCAACGTAGGGTGAATTGTTTCAATCATTTCTTACCTTTCAATTTTAAGTATTCTTCATCATCTAAATCTCTTGCTCCGTTGCAAGGTTTATTGATAGCCTTTTCAGTTGCACGATTACCTAGGCGTATTAAACCACATTTTCCACAGTAAACAAACATGCCCTTAGCATTTAGTGTACGATTAAAGTTATGATTACTTTGGCTCATCCGAACTCCTTCTGCATCATATCATTCCATCCACCTTCATCCCATGTTTTGAACGTAGCTTTAGACTTAGCGATTAAACCGTCTGGTAGTACTCGTGATGTACCAGAGAACCATTCCTCTTCGAATGCACAGGACATAGAGGCTAGGTCATGTTCGTGTACTAAGTCATAATACCACCAAGGTAATACGTTATTCCAACTCATATTTTACCATTGCTTGAACATAAGATTTACCAGAATTATCTGAATAAACTGGCACGAATGTTACTGAACCAATAGGTGAAAAACCATTACCGATTTCCTTATTTACTCGCTCCACTAATCCAATTAATGTATCAGCTTTTACAATAATATACTCAATTGTTTTCATTCTTCACCTACGATAGTAAGAGTCATATGGTCAGCTAAGAAATTTCTACGTAAACGTTCACCTAAATGTGAAGCAGTCCATGTATCACAAGCTTCTACATCAAAAGACATTGATACAATACCTTTGGTATTAAGATTTTCATCAATATCTGTAAACGTTAATTTGATTCTGTATTTTCGCATGTTTTAACTCCTTGTACCATTTCATCTAATTCTTTTGCTAAGTCTTCCATATAGTATCGACCTCTTACGCTATCAAAAATGAAACGACCTTCGTAATAGTTGCTATTCTGACGGTCACGTTCGTCTAAATATAGTTCCAATACTTCTGTGAATTTTCTCATTTGATACTCCAATGGATTAGTCCAATCAAGTAAATCATAGCCGAAGCCATTTCAACCAAGATTAGGGGTTTGTCTCTAGCAATAAATCCAGCGATGCACCAAAGTGTACCACCAATTGCGCTGAAGACTAAGTTTAACGGAAAAATGTTGAATGCAGTTAATACCATACCAATTAGGTAGGTTATTGTGCCTAGCCATTTAATCATTGCATAGCCTCGTGAAAAGATTGTGTTAATACTCCCGCCTTCTTTAACAGAAGCAGACCTGACACATCACGGTAAGGTGTCTTATAGACTAAACGTTTTACACCAGCTTGAATCAGCATAGCACTGCATTGGACACAAGGTGAAAGTGTAACGTATACTGTTGAATCAATGCAACTTACGCCTTCACGAGCAGCCTTCATGATGCAGTTCAATTCTGCATGGATTACTTCCGGTTTTGTTACATAAACTGGTCCATCGTGCCATGTTTGAAATAGTTCACAACAGTTATCAAGACCTCTGGGCGTTCCATTATAACCAGTAAGGGTTACCCCATGACTAGTAACTAAAACAGCCCCTACCTGCGCTCTAATGGCCTTAGATAACGATGCATGAGCCAAGGCTGTTTGCATGTAAACACCATCAAGTTCTTTTTGATTAGCCATGAATAGCCTTTACTGCAAATTCATTAACTTTACAATTTTCAAGATTAAGTACAGCCTTAGCTTCTTCTAAGGTATTCACCATACAATGCTTTATAATATATTCATGAATGTACCACCAATGTGCTTCATCTTCTCTAGGATACACGGTATGACCTTTGTAAGTCCAACAGAGAAATTCATACCTACGCACAGCAAACTTACCGTTTTGAAACTCAACGATGTGTGGTTTGAATGGGTTATAAAATTTCATACTCTTTAATTCCTTCGTCAGTTGTATAGCGCACAAGCTTAACACCAAAACCTTTGAGCATAGCTTGGCAAGTTGGACAAGGTTTAGCTACTGCCATATCACCGTTGTCATGGAAACGCTGCACTAAGATACTATGGATATCTTTACGACCAGATTGCAACACAGCATTCAATTCTGCATGTTGATAAATCTTCTCGTCTGACTCACCAGCTTTAACTGCAAAGTGCAACATCAAAGGATGCGACTTATTATAGTTGTTTGTGCCAGCGCCAAGTATACGACCCTTCTTATCGAAACAAGTGGCGACAATGGTGTAGCGTTTCCTAGTAGACATTAATTATAACCTTTAGCCTTTTTAAGTTTGCGTTGAATGCTTGCAAGACGATTACCTTGGTACTTAACCTTACGCTTCAAACCTTTTAATCCATTTAACCACTTGAAGTCTTCAATTGTATCAGGATTGTCTGGATCACAGAGTAACCAATGTTTTTGAATATCATGGTTCAGTAGTTTCTTGACTTCTTCAACTTGGGTTAAAACCTGACGATTAATGCTAACCATAAAATCGATCTCTTCATCTGTAATTGTCTCAAGCTTGTGTAAGATAACGGTGTTGCGTACCTCAAAGTTGAACGGTTCACCTCCAAGTAATACAGCCTCTTGGCCTCCCTTACCTGTCATAGTTTTCTCGCAATGTTTCCATACGATTTCAGCGAGGTTACGTTCTTCTTCGGCAAGACCCATACGGTTAGCCAAGATTTCGAATTCTGGTTGCATTAAAAGCTCCTATAAGTTAATGAAGGTTGTACTGTAGCACAACTTTATGAACTATGCAAGAACTTTATGAAATATTTTTAAGAAAACACTTGCACATCTATCAGACTTATGCTATAGTGCAGTTTTCAATGTAAAGGAGAACCGTATGAATGATCCATACAATCAACTACATGTAGCTACAGGTGTTACAGATGGTAGCAATAATAAACCAGAAGTTTACTTTGAAGGTGAACCATACTTCTGGATTTGGCATAATGGTAAGGATGAAGTCGCTAGTCTTGAACTTGTGCTTAATCACCCCCGATTAGGTTTGTGTCAATGGGTACGTACAAGCACTGTACTACGTAAGTTTAAAGGTGGTTTTGAGACACGTAATACTATCTATAAGCAAGCAACACCAGAGATTCGTGCTATGTTTAAACCAACTTTTGAAGGTAAGTAATGTCGAAACGATTTCTATCTAATTTTGAAGAAGTTGGCATATTTAATGCTAAGTATACCGACAAGCAAATTAAAGATGAACCAATGTTCTTCAATTGCGATTTAGATTTTGCATATAATAATGGCAATGAAATCACAAGAGAATTTATCGCACAACTTCCGTTATCGTGGCAAGGGGTTGATGCTGTGATTGATACTCGTGCACACATGCTAATGAAAAATTGGTATCCTTGTATACCCGGTTGGCATCACGATGATGTACCACGTAATACTAAAAATGGTCAACCTAACTATGTAAATCCTTCATATCGTTCAGAACATCTGATGGGTCTGGTTAATGCCCATATTGCACCAACTGAATTTGCAACAGGCACTATCGAACTTATTGTCCCGAATGATAATATTTACAAGCAATGGCATCCACAGGTTGAAAATGCTGTTAGAACTGGTGATATGAAGTTACATAAGGTAAAATCTGGCGTATACTATGAGTTCAATGATTACGCTTTTCACCAAGGTACTCGTGCTATTGGTAATGGCTGGCGTTGGTTTGCTCGTGTAAGTCGTTATACTGATAGAACCAAGAATATTACAAATGAATTTAGAAAACAAGTTCAAGTTTATCTTGAATATCCGATGGAGGGTTGGTAATGGAATTCGAAGATTTTCAGACAATATGTCAAAGGAAGCACCAAGAACGTAAGGAATGGCTACAATCTTTAAAAGATGGTGATTCTGTTTGCCTTTATCGTAGTGGTTGGGGTACACCGCATTATGATTTACTCCTTGTAAAACGTACAACTCCTACTCAAATCGTATGTACTCAAATTCTACAAAGAGGTTTTGCTGTAGAAGTAAAGTATAGAAAAGAAGATGGTATGCAAGTCGGTAGTGACAGTTATGCTAAAATTGAACCTATTACAGATCAAGTTCGTACTACAAACAGACGTTATTTTCTTGAAAACTGGTTTGCTGGATTAAGTCGTAAAGAATTATCTACAGAATGTTTGGAAGCTATGTACGAGGCATACGCTAGTTGTGATAATGAAGGAGATGAAAATGACTGAAGATCGCCCAATTATTATCCGTAATGCTATCTTGACACCTGATGGTACGTTTTTACGCAGCTTTCATGTGCATGATTATGTGGTATATGTAGACACACTTACTGGTGAAGAATATATGGTAGATGGTGGTACTCAATACCTACGCCGTTCGGTTAACGAAGTACCAGCTGAAGATTTCACTGTTACGATGCAAGACCCATTCAGTCTGATTCGGTGTGCATTCGCATGGAAATCCTATGGTAAGAATTTTGAGCATCCGAACGGCATTTATATCGCACTATGTGATATTACAGACGACCACATCGAAGCTATTCTGAATACACAAGTACACATTCGTGGAACTTATGTTGAAGAGTTGATGATTGCTGAGTTACAATACCGAAAGTGTGGTACACTACGGTTAGACATGTTTCAATTTATAAAGGAGTTGTAATGAACGGACAATCAGACGTAGAAAAATTTTGGGCTGCAGTATCAGCTAAGTTTGGAGATAACCGACAATGGCATCAGTTGCATCCACAAGAGCAACAGCAGGTTATCATGGGTATTAACATGATTCTATCAGTGGTAGCACGATGAACTTTCCTAAGTTAATCTGGCAAAGTCCAAAGATGTTTTATTACGCAGGTTTATATCTTAAAATTGGTAACAAACGTTACCGCATTCTGAAAGTAGGTCCACGATGATTCCAGAGGGTTTTAAACCAAGTCTCGCTATCGAGCAAGCTAAAGTAAAAACACAACCAACCGTTCGCTATCTCAGTGAAAAGCTTGATGGTATTCGTTGTGTAATCTTTGGTGGTGTAGCTTATAGCCGTAGTCTCAAGATGATTCCTAATCTTTCTATTCAAGAGTATGTGGCACATCACGCTACAGTCTTGGAAGGCATGGATTGTGAGATTATTGTCGGTGATAAGAATGCGCCAGATGTATTCACACAAAGCACTAGCGGTGTAATGCGTATTGAAGGTAAACCTGACTTTACGTTGTGGGTGTTCGACTACTATCATCCAACTAAAACATGGTTAGAGCGCTATAATCAGTTGAGTGATATGTATGATAGTGGTCGCTTTCCTAAGTGTGCTAGATTGCTTAAACACACCTACATGCTTGACGATGAAGATATTGCAGCAGCAGAGGCATATTTCCTAGATTTGGGTGCTGAAGGTGTCATGTTGCGTGACGCACATGCTAAATACAAATGTGGTCGCTCTGGTACAAAGAATCCAGAACTACAAAAGGTTAAGCGTTTCGTAGACAAGGAATTTGAAATCATTGGTTGGGAACCAAAGTACCACAATACCAATGAAGCAAAGACCAATGAATTAGGCCGCACAGAACGCTCTACAAGCAAAGAAGGTATGGTAGCCCTAGACACCATTGGAACGCTCCTTCTACGTACCTCTGAAGGCTTAGAATTCGGTTGTGGTAGTGGATTTACTGATGCTCTACGTGCAGAGCTATGGGAAATCCGTGATTCATTAGCTGGTCAGCTTGCAAAGGTTAAGTATTTCGATGTAGGTACTGGTTATTCAGTTCCGAGATTTCCAGTGTTTCAAGGTATTCGTCATAAAGACGACATGTAAGGAGTAAATATGTCAGAACGTCAATTAGCAACAATCCGTAAAATAGTAGCTATCGAACCTATTGAAGGCGCAGATGCAATCGAAGTAGCTGTAGTCGATGGTTGGAAGGTAGTAGTAAAGAAGGGTGAGTTCACTGTAGACCAGTTAGCCGTATATTTTGAAATCGACAGCTGGGTGCCAACAGAACTAGCACCGTTCTTATCTAAAGGTAAAGAACCTCGTGAGTATGAAGGTGTAAAAGGTGAACGCCTACGCACAGTTAAACTACGCGGTCAAATCTCTCAAGGTTTATTATTGCCACTAGAACCTACATGTGCCAATATTGTAAGTGAACTATTCGAAGGACTAGATGTATCTGTACCACTAAATATTAATAAGTGGGAGCGTCCAATGAATGCTCAACTTGCAGGTATGGCACGAGGAAATTTCCCAGCATTAGTACCAAAGACTGACCAAGCACGTATTCAAAACCTTACACGTAACTTTGAAAAGCTACAGGAAGATACATGGTCAATCACTGAGAAGCTTGATGGTTCCTCTTGCACATTCTATCTTGACAATGAAGGTGAATTTCATGTATGTAGCCGTAACTTAGACCTAAAGTTTGATGAAGCTAATACATTCTGGAAACTTGCGTTGCAATTAAATGTAGAAGATATCATGCGCCGTAATTCTATGTCAGGTATGGCAATTCAGGGTGAGATGATTGGTGAAGGTATCCAAGGCAATCAATACAAAACAAAACTTGACTTTTACGTTTATGACATGTACAATGTAAGCACTGGTGAGTATATCTTGCCAATTCAGCTTGAAGCTGCATGTAAGCGTTTAGGTTTAAAGCATGTACCTATCTTAGTCTCTGCAACTGAAATTAAAGAGCAAACCATCCAAAGCATTATTGATTTTGCTGAAGGTAAGTCTCAGTTGAATGGTTCAGAACGTGAAGGTGTTGTATTTAAGTCTAATACTGTGCATGATCTGAGTTTCAAAGCTATCAGTAATAAATGGTTATTGAAAGGTGGTGAATGATTGGCATTATTCGTTAGACATACGAATTGCGAAAAGTGCGGTAGTTCAGATGGTAAGGCTATCTATAATGATGATAGCCACTATTGTTGGGTCTGTAAAGATAAGTCCTTAAGTGAAGACTATAAGGAACATTTGGACTCCAAACAACGCAAGGGAAGAGTTAAATCAAAAGTAAAGGAAGTAGAAAATATGGAAGTTAAACCTAGCACTAAACCTGCCCTGACAAAAGAAGAGAATCAAGAGTTTAAAGCAGAAACATCTTCATTAGGTAAAGGGTTTCGAGGTATTCGTGATGAGTTTAATAAACAGTTTGGTGTTCGTTATTCTTGTTCAGAGGAAACAGGTGAGATTATTGAACAAGCTTACCCTTGTACTCAAGGTGGTGAGTTAGTTGGTTATAAGGTTCGTGAAGTACCAAAGAACTTTTATTCAAAGGGCCGTACTGGTGCAGACTGTGAACTGTTCATGCAATTTAAATTTAACCGTGGTGGTAAGTATGTAATTATTACTGAAGGTGAATTAGATGCATTGTCAGCATATCAAATCTTTTCAGACTATAACAAAGAAAAAGGTTCATTATTTGAGACTGCTGTAGTCAGCCCAACTACAGGTGCTAACTCACATAAACAGATCGCAGGTCAATATAAATTCTTTGACTTATTCGAGCAGATTATTATCTCATATGACAATGATAAAGCTGGTAAGGATGCAATTGAAAGTATTGTGAAGGTTCTACCAAAGGGTAAGGTCAAGATTATGCAGATGCGTTATAAGGACGCAAATGAGTATATTGAAAAAGGCGAAGAGGCAGCATTCATTGATGATTTCTATCGCGCTAAGACTTATGTACCTGTTGGTGTGTTGCCTTCTAGCAGCTTGTATGATCGTATTTTGAATCAATCTGCAGTAGCTAAAATTCCATTTCCTCCGTTCATGGGTGAATTAAACGACTTGTTTGTTGGTGGTATGCCGTTAGGACATATTATTAACGTAGCTGCTGATACTGGTGTGGGTAAAACTACACTGGTTAACGAAATGATTTACTATTGGATTTTCAATTCGCCACATATGATTGGTATCGTTTCTATGGAACTTGATGCAGGTCAATATGGTGAAGTGCTATTGTCCAGACACATCGAACGTAAACTTTCACTTATTCCTTCACAAGAGGATAAGTTAGCATTTTTACGCTCAGATAAGATTAAGGCACAAGCTAATGAACTAATGCTTAATCCAGACGGTAATTCACGTTTCTATTTGTTAGATAATCGTGATGGTTCAGTTGAAGACATTCAAGAAACTATCGCAGAATTAGTTGTAGGTTGTGGTGCTAAGGTAATTGTTTTAGATCCTCTCCAAGACATTCTGGATGGTTTAAGTAATGAAGAACAAGCTACGTTCATGAAGTGGGCTAAGAGCTTTATTAAAAGCCACGGTGTAACGTTCGTATTTATTAACCACATGAGAAAAACACCTGCAGGTCAAGATGGTGCAGACAGTGAACAAAATATCATGGGTTCAAGTACGATCATTAAGTCAGCATCTGCTAACATCTTACTCAAACGAGATAAAATGGCTGAAGATGAATTGACACGTAATAGCACAGAGATCAGTGTAACTAAGAATCGTGTATGCGGTTTGACAGGTCCAGCTGGCTCTATCTATTACGATAACACTACCCATACATTGCACAATCTCAGTGAATGGATGAAAAACAATACAAAAGATATTAAATAACTGTTGACGTAAGCCCTGAGTTGTGATAGACTTGGGGCTTATTTTATTGAGAGGAACTATGCGTTTTATTATTGACATTGAATCAACTAATCTACTACAGAATGGTCTTGATTACACTACTATGCCATACCAATTAAAACCAGACTACAAGGTTTGGTGTGTAGTAATTCGTAATCTGGATACCAAAGCTGTTATTTCATTAGTTAAGGAAGAAATCACTAAGAGTAAATTACAGCACATCCTAAAAGATTGCACCGAATTGATTGGTCATAATATTGTTGCTTTCGACTTACCAGTACTACAGTTGTATGGTGTATTTGAATATCGCATTGGCTATCCCGGTCAACCATCTACAGTATTCGGTAACCCTTGTGTTATTACAGATACATTACTATGGTCAAAACTACTCAGTCCTGATCGTTATGGTGGTCATAGTCTTGACTCATGGGGTAAACGTTTAGGTAATCACAAAACACATTTCGAAGAATGGGATCGTTTCTCACAAGAAATGCTAGATTACTGTATTCAAGATACCAGTGTCAACGAAACCGTATACTATGAATTGCTTAAAGAGCAGGATGATCACCCCTGGGATCGTGCTTATTCTGTTGAAGTTAAGCTAACCGATTTAACTCTACGTCAAGAACTGTTTGGTTTTGATTTTAATGTTGAACTAGCAGAACAAAATCTATCTGAACTGAATAAGATGATGAAAGATATTGCAGTTAATGTAGATCCATTACTGCCAAAGAAACGCATGGCTAAGATTGCAGCTAGTTTCTACGAGTTACCTAAGATTCGTTTTAAAAAGAACGGTGATGTATCTGCTAATTTAATCAAGTTCTGTGAGAAAACTGGTGCTGTATTATCAGAAGATAAAACAACTATTACTTTCGAAGGTAAGAGTTTTCCAATTACTACTGATGAACCACTCAAGACACACATCGATGCTGACATTGAAGATATCGATGTAGTGAAGGGTTACCTGATTTCATTAGGTTGGGAACCAACAGAGGTTAAGGAACGAGATATCGTTAAGAAGACAGATAAATCTACACGCTCATACGATGAAATTTTAGAAGCAATTGACCGTTATGTTGCTCAAACTGAAACATCCGTATTTCGTGAATTACGTCTAGACATGCTTGGTTGCAGTATGAATAATCTTGCGCGTTTCTTGCAAGGTAAGATCGATGGTACTAAGCCTATTTATTTGCCTACTACTCCAAGACTCACTGTAGGTGTCGAGAAGGAAATCTGTCCTAACCTAATTGAGTTAGGTGAGAAAGCTGAGTTCGTAAAAGATGTTGTGCATTACTATACGTATCGTCACCGCCGTAATTCAATTGCTGGTGGCGTTCTTGACGAAGATGGTGATCCAGTTACGGGTTTCTTAAGTAACATCCGTGAAGATGGTCGTATTCCAACGCCAGCTGATACGCTAGGTGCTAACACTGGACGCTATCGCCATAAGATTGTTTGTAATGTACCTCGTGTAACTTCACTGTACGGTGAACAGATGCGTAATCTATTTGGTGCTGGTAAAGGTTTATGGCAATTAGGTTATGACTTTGCATCCTTAGAGGCTCGTGTTATGGGTCACTATGTGATTCCATATACCGATGGTGAAGCATTAGCTGTTTCATTGATTGCAGAAAAGCCGAACGATATTCACAGTATCAATGCACGTAAATTAGGTATTGACCGTAACTCAGCTAAGTCATTTTCTTATGCTGCTATTTATGGTGCTCAACCTAAAAAGCTTGCTAAGATGCTAGGTGTTTCATTAGATGAAGCTAAGGTATTATTCAATAACTATTGGGACGCTGTACCTGCCCTTAAAGAGTTGAAAAAAGAGTTAGAAGATTCGTGGGCATCTCGTGGTAAAAAGCATATTAAAGGTCTGGATGGACGTTTGCTATCTACTCGCAGTAAACACAGCCTTATTAACGTTCTATTCCAATCTGGTGGTGCTATTGCTGCTAAATGGTCAGCTGTTCGTTTAGCTCAAGCTATGGAAGAGCGTGGAATCTTAGGTGATCCATTTTTGCATAGTAAATCAGAACCTAAAGTATGGTGGCTGATTCACATGCATGATGAACAGCAAATGGCTTGTCATCCTTCACTAATGCAAGTTAAAGGCTTTGCAACAGATGATGAAGCTAAGGCTGCATTATGCGAAGGTTCTAGTGCTATTGGGCATGGTTCTAAAGGCCCATATGTTGGTTTTAAGACACAGCCAGTTGAGTGCATTGATATCGGTATCAAGCAAGCAGTTAAGGAATTAGGTTTAAGAGTTGAGCTAGGATTCGAATGGATTCCCGGTTCCTCGTGGGGACAATGTCACTAAGCGTATTTTGTGTTATACTGCACACATCTTGAAAGGAGTTACAGATGGTTGTACTAAAAGTAAATGGTAGTAAGGTTGAATTTAAGAGTTGGAAGTTTCCAGCTGGTGAAGTGGGCGTACAAATCCCACATATTGAAAAACACGAGAAGGTGTGGCTTGAATTAACAATGCCTACATCAGATGAAATTTTCATTGCGTTGAATATTCTGGATGCGTTAGCAGTGAAGGACATTCCTCGTCAGAACATTGATTTGTTTATTCCATACATACCCTATGGTCGCCAAGATCGTGTATGTCACGAAGGTGAAAGTTTTGCATTGCGTGTGTTTGGACATATGTTGAGAGCATTCCCTCACTATAATAATATCTATATTAAAGACATGCATAGTGAAATTACACACCATGTGTTAATGGGTTATGGTATGCAAGTTCAACACATGTCGCAATCTTCATGTGCAAAGTACTTACCAAAGTTTGATGCGTTGATTGCACCAGATGCAGGTGCAGCTGAGAAGGTAATGACACATTATCAAGTTGGTTTAGGTACGCCTTACCATACATTAAATAAGGTTCGTTTAGATGGTCGTGTAATCTATGAGGACTATCCACATGATACAATTAAAGGTAACGTGTGCGTAGTTGACGATATTGGAGATGGTATGACTACTTTCATTTCACTTGCTGAGATGCTAAAGCATACACAACCGAACATTACAAGTTTAAATCTATAT